GGAGAACTGGTTCGTGAGTTCCTCCATTACGTTCTCTTTGAATATGTCAACAGTAGCTTCACGGACGCACTCGTTGATAATGTCGAGGTCACATGCCGTCGTGCTAATGTTATCGTGGACAGTCATGAAAGACTTCACATCTCTGTCCAATGCTTTGTTCACAGTAAGCCCCAGCATACCGCCGAGGCCGTCCAAGGAGTGGACAAGGTTGGCACAGATTCCGTTGATCGTCTTGCGCCTCGCTTGTGTGCCGTTCGGTATACGCAACCGATGCTGACGCATCGTTCCACCTACCATCGTCTTGATACTGTGCTTGCCCATGTTTTCGTAATGCATCTTGACAGGGAATCCCAACGGAGTGACCCAGCGGGGCGTGATTCCATTGTCAACGAATACTGTAGCGCACCCACGAAGCCAGTCCATGACGATTCTTGCAGACGCGACGACTTCACCTATAGATTCCCATATAAGCTCAGCCAGATAATTGCAGGGCGCATAAGTCTCTTCACCGAACGGGTTCGTCTTCTTCGGATCCTTGAGCTGCTCATAGAACCACTCCGCAGTGTACGTTCGGCAACTGTAGAACACGGAGCCGTAGACAAGTGTCATCGTCTGACGCTTTGTCGTCTTACGGTTGATTCCGAAGTCAAGCCACTTCAGCGCATACGGGCTTGCTTTGTCGTTCTCTAGTTTGTTCACCACAAGGTTAGATACGACTTCATACGGATCCTGTGGCTCGGCTCCCGGCAAGACGTTGGTCGCCCTTGCCCCCACCGGATCTCGAAGCATCAACGTCAGGATCTGTAGTCCTTGAGTCGTCGCATCGACACCGCATGGCAGCGTGGTAACAAAGCTGGAGCCATGAAGATGGACACGGTGGATCTCAATGCAGGCACTCAAGAACTCCCAAGGGTCGTCAGCATCCGCCCATGCCATATCTCTGTTGTTGGGATTCCCAACACTCTTGATCATGTCGAGGTTTGATTCAGCCCATGCAACACGGCTTTCGTACGAGTCCTTGTCCAGCCCCCATGATGACGCGGCTTTGATGTACAGCCATTTGAGACCGCTGTCGTCAATCTTCTTGCCGTCCTTGAATCTCAGAAGACTCTTGACGTAGCTCGGCCCTTGGGGCTGCAAGAAGTAAGGCACCGGATATCCGCGACCTCTGAAGTCCAGAGAGTGGGGGTAGTACAGGTCGCTGCTGGCGAACTTGTTGGATAGGTTCAGGACCTTCATCACTTGCAGACGCTTGGATTTTTTACGTTCGTTCTCGAAGTGCTGACGAGCCGCCGCCTTTCGCCACGCACGTCTCGACTCTTTGTTCGTCGCAATGTCCGCAGGCTTGTTGGGGATTGGGTCATCTTCCATGGAAGGCACCCCGCCCACGGGAAGATCTTTCTCCCAGCAGAACTTGACCCAGTCGTAAACCTCATGATTGATCCTGTAGCCCGTCCTTTGCAGACCATTGACGGCGCGGTACACGTGCGTCATGTCGCAGCTACCGATGTCCTCAAGGTATGACTTATCCCTCGTCTTGACCAGCGCACGGCGACCAAAGCACGTGGCTTGATAGCCCCCGAGATACGGGTTATTCCAATCAACGGGGCGCTCCACCATGGGAAGCCAGACCGGGGCGAGCGAATCCCTGTACTCATGTGAGTCCTTCATCCACTTAAGAAGCTCGTCCGTGGGTCGGATCATCGTGTACGACTTACCCTTGGGGTCCGCCTTTGTGATGATGTCAATGATACCCGTGGCCTGCCGCATCAACTCAATACACGTCAAGCCTACGGAAGCTGAGTCTTTGCGATCCCATTGGGGAAGTACAAGCTCATGGTAGTTCGCCGTGTTGTTGATGAACTTAGACTTCGTCTTATCGCTCTTGTATTTGTCGAGAACACGGTTGATCTGCTGCCAGAGAGCCGGATTGTCCTTCTTGATCGTGCGGAACTTAAGCTCATCCTCAAGGGTCCGGGCCAATGTCAACGCCGTACTCGTGATCTTGCGGTCCACAGATACGCAATCAAGTACGCACTTCGATGTCAGCGCGGCTACGACAGAGGCGGGAAGCTGATCAATGTAATGTAATGCGCGATGCCTACGACCCGGAGCCTGAGCCGCCTTAGCTTTCCAACTGTTGATCTCAGATGTCAGCTTATCAATCGACTCGGCAAGTAGGTATTGACCTACCGACGTGGTTGATTCCAGCTTCGTTTCCTTGGCTCTCTTGATCTTATGGTAATACCGCTGGCGGCCCATCTCGATCATCTCTTCTTCTAGCCTTCCTTGGCTCAGACGTTTCTCACCCACGGGCCTTCTCCCATCTTTCCTTGCACATGCGAAGACGTTGGCACGCCCTTGATTCGCTGTAGCCATGATGAACACCGAGCTGCTTCAGTGTCATCCCTCTCGATTTCATGATGATGAACCATTGGTCGTCAACTTCTAACTCGCTGAACCCCGGAACATCTGGAGGATCTAAGTTCGACGAGGCTTCGGGGTCAAAGTCCCACTCAGGCCACTGGAATACGGGCCTTGTAAACGTCCGCTTACCGTACGACTTCTTTTCCTTACTCCAGTTCCTATTGACCATAATGTTGTTGTCCGCACAGTATTTAGGATGTACGTAGCTCCAAAGGCTGGACCTCAAGAAGGAGCCGACCGGGCCTCTCGTGTAGTCATATTTAGGCATCAGCTTCTCCAGTGCGATTACGTAGGACTCATGTACGAAGTCATCATAGGACCAAAATATAAACGACTTGCGGCGGACGATGCACCACAGCTTCACTTCGTCGTACAGGTTAAGAAGTTCGGCGTGGCTCAGGCTCAAGTTTAGCAATCGCAGATGTCAGACTTGCGGGGGTCAAGTGACTGTACCTGAGGGTTGTCTTCAGGCTGTTATGACCGGCAAGCTCTTTGACGACGGCGAGAGGTACTCCGCGTTGGACAAGACGAGAACAGAAAGTATGGCGGCACGTATGCAAAAGCGCCCCCTCAAACGGATGGACTACCCGTAGTGCTTTGATCTTATCATCGATCTGCTGGTTCGTGAAGTCGAATGGTGGCTCGCCTGTGCGGCACCATGATTTCCGAAGTCTCAGAATCTCGACGGCACGGGCAGTCAAAGGAATCGTACGAGGGCGCTCCGTCTTCAGTTTCTGCGGATCTGAAAGCGTGACAGTATTGCATATCGTGTCAACATCACACCACAGCAGGCTGAGGGCCTCGCCCCTACGCATCCCGGTGTCCATCAGGAACAGGAACAGATCTCTGAGGTCGTGGTCGTCCATCGCATCAGACAGCTCAAGTTCCTCTTCCTGACTGTAGAACTTCAGACGACCCGCAGGTTCCTTCTGCTTTGGTATCTCAGGCTTCTTAGCGATGACTCCGTGCCTGACCCCGTATTTCATGATCTTACTGATCACGGCCAGCTTACGGTTGATCGTCGCCCCCTTATTGTTCTTCATTCTGAGATGGACAACGAAGTTCTCAATGTCGAACGACGTGATGTCCGCCAGTTTCTTCTTGTCGCCAAAGTAATCGACGACCTCTTCCATGCGGTACTCAGTAATCCGTCGAGACTTCTGCTGTGACCACTCCATCTTGTGGACGTAGTCAACCATATCCCCGACCGTTGTTGGTGCAGTTTTCATGTTATGCCTTTCGTGAGAACGCGGGTCCCGCCTAGTACAACCCGTGACCAAACGGGGGCACAATTACTAGACGGGACCTCGCGACTTGGAGGATCAGAAGTCAGCAGCGATCAACGCAGGCTCAGTGTTGGGATTCCCAACAGCAAATCTGTCGTCGATAATGTCCGCAAGACGTGACATACGACTGGACTGAGTCATCAGTGACGCGCCCCTGTCGTTACTCGTGAACGCATTCTCAAGGGACCAGACGTTGCGATCCTTGAACTCGGGATGCTCAGGCGTTTCCCAGTGTTCAAGCACGCGCATCGTGGCTGAGTTGCCCATCACGTTGGCCTTCGCAGCCTCCATGATGACGTACCTCGCATCGTCGTCGGAACACTCGATGTTCTTCCACCGCTCGATGCGAGAAGTCTCAGCCTCTGCGGCAGGCAGAAGGTGCGAGACAGCGTTGTCGATCAGCTCGTAGACATGCTCGAACTGACCCTCACGATCCCTGTCGATGTTCTTCGTGTGCTTGCGTCTGAACTCAGCTTCTGCGCCCATGAACAGCCCATTGCTGCACACAGATACGCGACGACCAAGACCGCCACCGGCTGACTTCGTCATGTCGTAGCTGTTGATGAACCCAGCTTCCCACGTCATTTCTGACGTACTGGGCAGGCCGGGGTGGGCAATGCCGTACAGACTAATGAACCGACCCCACTCACCCTGATCCTTGATCTTCGGGTTCTTCGTGGTCTTGGCACGGTAGTGGGTCGGCTCAGAAAGCTGAAACCCGTGACGACTGAACGCCTGCTCGATCATGTCCACGTACGTATCGTGAGGCAGGGGCCTCCACGTGTCCGGGCCGAGCTGAGGAACGCGAATCTTGCGAATCGTGTTCATGTCTGCCCGCTCACCCCAGTTCTTCGGATCGAACGGGGTAGGGGCTGTTGGTGCGAGAGTAACCATTAGAAATCTCCAAGTTTCTCCGTGATCTTAAGGGTGTCACAGAAACCCGATGGTGTGTTGGGAATCCCAACAATTAATGCAGCTTGTTCTTGTCCGACTGATAAGACTTGAAGCCTCGGTTGACAAGATCCACGAGAACGTCATGCACGTCAACCTCAGTCTTGGGAAGACCGAGCTGATCATGCACGTCTTCGACGCGCTGCTGAATCACTGAAAGCTGCTGCTTGATCTCGGGAGACAAGCGAAGAAAGATCCCTTTTCGGGCCATTGGTTGTTTGCGAGAATCCATTCGTTTACCCTTTCTAAGGTAAGTAAAAGAGCGACACTTGCTCACTACGGCAGTCGCTCACCTCCGCACTGAAAGGTTCTTATCTACTCAAGTCCTCTATTTTATCAGTCTTGAGTACTGTGTCAACAAAGTCGATCTCTGCGTCGGAAAGCATGTGGACATGTTCTGGATTCTCCTTGAGAGAACGTGCGAAACGTTTGGCTGAATCCAGATTACCCATGTCAATATAGCTTTCGACTAAGATCATTTGATTCGTGAATATGATACGCAGATTGAGCCTTCTTTCTTGTTTATGAGACTCAAGAACCCAGTCTCCTTGTCGTAGTAATACCGAGGCTTGTCGTCTGAATGACAAACCTCCCAATCGTCGGCCATAGTCCAAGACATGAACTTAGCGTCAGCGTATTTGATCGCGTCATCCTTGTCCGCGAACCTGATCAGCGTATTGGGATACCTCTGGCCGTCCACGAAAAACACGGGGTAGTAGCTAACCGCATCAGTCACTGGCGTGACAACTTTCTTGGTCGCACTCGCCGCGTAATCATCGGACACTTTGTAATAACTCATCGTCGTCTCCTTGTTCTGACGTTTCCATCTATCTAACGTCGTCGTCAATGTTGATCTAGGTATACCTAGAAACTTTGCTATATCTACGGCAGACATGAACGGAATCAAGTATTCCGTAGCTATAACGACTGCTCTCGCTCTCGCATCCAACGCAACTTCGTCTCGATCAAATACGAACTGGTCAACGGTCAGGTTGAGATCACTAGCCATCTCCTTGATCAGGCGGCGTACTCGGTTACGCAAGGCGGCAGGTGAAGGAATACTGTCATCTCCTAAAAACCATGGGCCATCGTTTGGATCGTTAGTTACGAACAAGCTGCTCCTCTCTGTTGGGATTCCCAACGGCATAACTGTTGGCCGCGTTGCCATGAACGGTGATCGCGATACCGGGGATGACCTTAGGCTTGTGACGCATCGCACCTGCACACAGGCCACAGTCAGCGCACGTGACCCGACGACCCATCTCTGCTGACGATGGACAGACTAACTCCTGACGTGTCGGATCCTCACCCTTGGGCATGACACGGAACGTGCGATAGCCGAGGGCCTGAGCATCGAGGACATCATCATGAGTCTCGCAGGATGCCATGCATAGATCGGAGATGTCAGGACAATCACGCCACTGGTGCGTGTACCCCGTGAACGTCTTGACATTGGCGATCAATGAACGCCAGACGGACGCAGGGACAGCCGCCGGATCTCCGTACGCACCGAGCCGTACCTTACGACCCGACACGATCTCGCCAGCCTCGTCAGGATCGACGGACTCATAGTTGCCCTTCTGGTATGAACGCCAGACAGACGCAGGACCCATGATGTTGACGTAGCACGTACGTTTGCCGCCGTTGGGCCTGTGGATACAGTCGCCACAGATTGCGTAGTCATCGCCAGACTTCAGAGCCTCACTAGGATGCGAGTCACGCACAAGGATCCAAGTCTGGAGCATGTCGCCCGTCTTCGGATTGCTGGAACGCTTGTTGAGACCAGTGAGGATCGCGACAATCGGAGTCTCGCCGTCACCGGGAAGCTGACTGGGGCCGTCATAGATAATCATCAGAGTCCCTCCCCAATCTCGATAGGTTCCTTGCGCTTGTCAGCCACGCGGCGATTGTCTTGAATGAGGATCGGACGAATGTTCGTGCCTGACCACTCGACTTGACCCCAGCCATAGACACCCGCTTCGTGCGGATAATCGGGACCGGGCCACATGTATACGACATTCCACTTGTCACCACCGGCCTTGCGATGATTCTTCACGGCCTGAGCGAACGTCTCGCCGTTGCCCCACGTATTGGGACTGATAATCAGAAAACGAATCTTCTTGTTCAACTTAGATGCTTCGGGTGTGGACATTTGGGTCACCCATTTCTGCGGATTGCCGCGTCTGAATAATCTCATGAACCTCGGGCAGGATCTCATCGATAGCCCCACTCTGCACAATGGTCAGGGCAGCGGAAAGCGTGATCAATTGATTGGTCTCCAGCCCGTACAGTCCTGCTTTCATGTCATCAACGGTCATCATTGGACACATCCTCGCCGTAGTAACTGTTGCTGCACACGATCGTCGTGGATTGTGAATCATCGACAGGCGGATGGAACTGCACGAACTCGCCCATCAGGCTGCGGAGCTTATGGAACATCGCCATGGCGTGAGTCGATTCCTTCGCCATGATCTTCTTGAACAAGTACAGAGATGTCACGGTGCTTTCGATGTTCTCAAGACGCGCCGTGAGGTCATCGAGACGCTTAGCCACGTCCTCAGGGAGCGTGTCTTCAGTGTCTTCGTGATGCGAGTCCACGTGCAGCTCGACAGCGGCATCGACGTACTCCTCCATGTCAGTCCTCAGCTCACTCAGCGGGAGGTCCACCGCGTCCCCGATCAGCTCCCCGATATCCGAGGAGTCAATT